TGAAGGCGAAAAGGAATTTAAAAACGCCATTCGGGAAATCAATCAAAGCTTCAAGGTGCTGGGCAGCGAAATGAACCTGGTCGCATCTCAGTTTGACAAGCAGGATAAGTCAATTGAAGCTGTTACTGCAAGAAACAAGGTGCTTAACAAAGAGATCGAATTGCAGAAAGAAAAAATAGCTACTTTGGAGAAAGCGCTTGCCAATGCCGCCTCATCTTTCGGAGAAACCGACCGGCGTACTCAGTCGTGGCAAATACAGCTTAATAATGCCAAAGCCGAACTGAACAAAATGGAGCGCGAGCTCGAACAGTCTGCTGAAAGTGCAGACGAGCTTGGGGACGAATTGAAGGAAAGTGGAGACAATGCCGAAAAATCCAGCTCGAAATTTGAGAAGCTGGGCAGCGTCCTCAAAGGTGTTGGCGCGGCTATGGGTGCTGCAGCGGCTGCAGCGGGCGCGGCTGCCATCAAGCTGGGAAAAGAGGTCGTGGAGCAGTTTGGTGAGCTTGAGCAGAACCTTGGCGGTTCTGAAGCTGTGTTTGGCGAATATGCTGCACGTATCCAGAAAACGGGAGAAGAAGCCTACAAGAACCTGGGCTTGTCCCAATCCGAGTACCTTGCCACCGCCAACAAAATGGGCGCACTGTTTCAGGGTGCTGGTGTCGATCAGCAAAAAAGTCTGGAACTTACCGAGAAGGCCATGCAGCGGGCGGCGGACATGGCTTCGGTTATGGGCATTGACATGCAGACTGCTATGGAATCCATCGCCGGTGCTGCCAAGGGTAACTTCACCATGATGGATAATCTGGGTGTTGCCATGAACGCCACCACCATTGAAGCTTATGCTCTTGCAAAAGGGCTGGACTTTGCTTGGAATAGTGCAACCAATGCCGAAAAGGCTGAGATCGCAATGCAGATGTTTTTAGAAAAAACCGAGCAATACGCTGGCAACTTCGCAAGAGAGTCTACCCAGACCATCAGCGGTTCTATTGGTCTTTTACAAGCCTCCCTGAGTTCGTTTATAGCAGGACTTGGCAATGCGAACGCTGATATGACAAACCTAACTCAAAATCTTGTGGATGCATTTCAGGCTGTTGTTAAAAATATCGTACCGGTTTTGGAGAATATCGTGGCAGCCCTGCCGGAGGCAACCGGTGCTATTATTACAGCAGTCAAAGATCTGCTTCCCATGCTGTTGAAAACTGTGACTGAATTGTTCTCGCAGGTCCTTCAAACTCTCTTGAGCTTGCTGCCGGAACTGATCCCGGCGGCAGTAGATGCGGTCATGACTATTGCAGGCGCACTCATTGATAACCTGCCTTTACTCATTGATGCAGCGGTGCAGTTAATCACAGCGTTGGTAATGGGACTCGGGGAAGCGTTACCAGAGCTGGTTCCGGCAGCAGTTCAAGCGGTAATCACCATTGTGCAAGGGCTGCTGGGTAACATGGACAAAATCCTTGAAGCTGCTTTCACATTGATTCAGGGACTTGCGCAGGGGCTTTTAAACGCCCTGCCAAAGCTTATTGAGGCCCTGCCGGGGATTATTGCGTCAATCATTGATTTCGTGACAAGCAACCTTCCGAAGATCGTAGAACTTGGAATTACGCTTATCGTCCAGTTGGCTGTGGGCCTGATCAAAGCTATTCCGGAACTGGTCAAGGCGCTTCCGCAGATTGTTGCGGCCATCCTTGAAGGCTTGGGCAAGGCGGTTGTTTCGGTGGTCGAGATCGGCAGGAACATTGTCAGGGGCATCTGGGAAGGCATCAAGAGCCTCGGAAGCTGGCTGTGGGATAAGGTCAGCGGCTTTTTCTCCGGAATTGTCGACGGAGTGAAAAATTTCCTTGGCATCCATTCCCCGTCCACCGTTTTTGAAGGCATCGGCGGCAATATGGCGCAGGGCATCGGAGAGGGCTTCGACAAGGCTATGGCAAAAGTTGCGGACGATATGCAAAATGCGGTGCCGACGGACTTTAATATCTCCCCTGACATTAATGTAAGCGGACGTGAGGGATTTAGCGGTTTAGCTTCCGGCCCGCTTGTTGTGGTGCAGCAGATGATTGTTCGTGGTGAAGAAGATATCCGCAGGATTTCACAGGAGTTATATAACCTGATGCAGACCGGTTCAAGGGCGCAGGGACGTTTTATAACAGCGTAATGGAGGGAAGCATATGGGATTTATTTACAATGGTATATCATCGAAAAGTATGAAAATACGGGCAAGGCTTACCAAATGGCAGGTCTCTCCCGCCCTGCGCAATTCCTTTGAAACTGTGCCTGGCAAAGCGGGTATTGCAGATTTTGGGTGCGACATATCCGAACGAAACATAATAGTTACCTGCAGTGTGCTTCCCCAGCGCAGTTTTGCTGAGCTTGTATCGGTTCTTGATAACGTTGCAGAATGGTTGAATCCGAAAAACGGGCTTAAACAACTTGTTCTTGATGATTTGCCCGACCGATATTTCATGGCTCGCTTATCGGAAGAGGTTGATTGTGAGCGGATACTGAGGACAGCCGGTAGCTTTGAACTCCGGTTTGTTTGTCCAGACCCATATGCATATGCGCTGGAAGATGAGGTATTTGTCCTCTCTGAAACAGGTTTACATGAGTTGGCGAGGGCTAAAGGAAATGCGGATTCCAATCCGGTTTATCTCTTGAAGGGTTCGATTTCCACATCCTCATCAAGCTATATTTCGCTTATTACGAACGGAGAGGAATTGCAAATTGTTGGCTCATTATCTGATGGCGAGACTCTTGTTATTGACTCCGGCATGGTAACGGCTAAGGTTATTGATGAAACAGGCGGCACTTTGAGAAATGGTCTTCCCAGCCTGCAGGATCTGAATTTTCCGATTCTCAGAAAAGGTGTTAATAATATTGAGATTGCTGCAGCAAATGCGACATTTACTGAGTTAAAAATACAGGCAAAAAGCAGATGGAGGTGATAATATGGCGATAAAATCAATCCTAACTAACCAAGAGGATTTTACCGGGGAGTTTCCAGTAACTTCAAGGACGTCTGCCTTATGGCGATTTAATGAAAAAACGCCAGACGAAAATCTGCAGCTTATGGACTCATCGGGACATGGCAGACATTTTACCATCTCCGGCTGGTCAGGAACATCAGCAAACCTTATCGCTGGAAAGTTCGGACGATACTTCAGGCAAAACATCGTTAACCCGACTTCTGAAAAGACCCATCTTATAGCAGAAAATGACGGAAGCTTTTTCAGCAATCTGGGTGAGAAGATTGTTGTAGGAGGTTGGATTAATCCTACCACCTATTCGGTCGGCCAGACATATATACCCATATTCAATACCCGCCAAGGACCCGGTCAGCCAATTTTTTATGTTTCGCTTTATCAGGGAAGACTTAGGCTGATGCTTTATAACTCCTCTGGTACACTAATCTACGACCAGAGTGAAACGGCTACTATTACCTTGAAAAATGGCGGCTGGTATTTTATCGCTTCCATCATTGAAGTAAACAACAAAAAGGTACAGAACATCATATGCGATCGCAGCGATGGGGCAACCTGGGTGTCACCTGTGCGTTCCTTTTTGGGAGAACTGAACCGGGAGTGTATAGCAAACATTATTATGGGGATGCATGCAAATACCTACTACTATGCCGGAGGCTTTGATGACTGGTTTCTGGAAACGGACTCACAGCTTACAGCAGACGATTTGCTTTTGTATTTTAGGTCGTCTTTACATGCAAACGGTGGGGATGCAGCTTCGGATGTAGATGCTTTGACAGAGCCTGGTACAGTCACCCTTAAAGCAACAGATGGCGAGTATCCTGCAAGTGGCGTACTTTATACAAAGGCAGTTCCATGTGCTTTATCAGGCAGCGGTCGTGTAGCTGTCACAAGCGAATATACTGCAGGTGTTACGTCAGTGTCTTTAGTAGAGACTAGCACAAGCGATGATCTTGAAGAATGGTCAGCATGGCAGGCTGTGGGAACTAGCGGTGAGATTCAATCTCCAAATCGGCAATATATCAGGTTCCGGGTTACCCTCATCAGCAGCGATCCATTGAAGACACCAAAACTACTGGAAATACAGCTTCATGATATACCGAAAGCGCCATATGAGAAGTTAGGCTTTGCCCGTCCTGTTGTTTTGGACAAAAACGGAGCATGGGAAGCTGTTCTTGAAAATGCCTTTGATATTATTGTCACCGGTGAGGTGAACGGTGCGGATACACTGGAGTTCAAACTTCCATTCCATGATCCCAAAAGAAGCGCGCTGGAAAATGAAAAGCAAGTGCAGATCGTAAATGACATTTACCGAATCCGTACTTTAACGGACAATAAAGGCGAAGATGGGCGTGTTATCACGCAAGTATATGCTGAAGCGGTGTTTTATGATCTATCTTTCAGTGCAGAAAAAGAACCTATGGACTTTAATGCAGATACTGCAGATGTTCCGATGAAATATGCACTCCTTGGTACAGGTTGGACAGTAGGAAATGTTACTGTCACTACGAAACGGACATGGCAGTGTACGGAAAAAAACGCTTTATCCATCCTTCGAGCTGTACAGAACATCTATGGCGGCGACCTTGTGTTTGACAGTGCCAACCGTCAGGTACACCTTTTGACTTTCAGCGGTACCGACAGCGGAGCACTTTTTTCATATAGAAAGAACCTCAAAAGTATTCAGCGGGTAGTCGATACACGCGAATTAGTGACAAGGCTATATGCTTATGGGAAGGACGGAATGACATTCGCTTCAATTAACGGAGGTAAGGAATATGTGGAAGATTACACTTTTTCCAGTGAAGTAAGGGTGTCGACGCTTGACTGTTCGACATTTACAAATCCGTATCAGATGCTCGAATATGCAAAAATGCGGCTTGCAGAATATTCGAAGCCTCGCGTGTCATATGTGCTGTCGGCCATGGATTTATCTGCGCTGACCGGCTATGAGCATGAAGCGTGGAAACTGGGCGATATCGTAACGGTGGACGACAAGGAACTGGGACTTTCCATCAAAACCCGCGTCGTGCGGCGGCAGTACAACCTGCAGGAGCCATGGAAAACGGTGATCGAGCTTTCCACAAAGCTTCGGGAGCTTGGCGATTCTTCGGTGCAGTGGGACAAGGCGGCGGATGCGCTATCCTCAACCGATCTGCTCAACCGGCAGGAGATCAAAGATATGGTGCCCTTCAACCATCTGCGCAATTCCAGGGCAGATGACGGTTTTGCCTACTGGGTCAATTCTGGTTTTGAAGTAGACACTGAGAATGGTGTTTCGGGAACTGCTTCTTTCAAGGCTGTCGGTGTACTAGGTATGACAAAGAGCCTTTCTCAGACGGTATATCCGGCAACGCGTAAAAGCTATACATTTTCAGCGCAGATTGCTTCCGAAAACCTCGAAAAGGGTGAAAACGGCCAGGTGGGCGTTGAAGTGATCATTGAATACGAGGACGGAACAACAGAAACAAGGTTTATAGACCTGATTTGAGGTGGTGGATATGGCATATTTCAATCAGATTGCACACAGTATCTCTCCAAAAAGTATCAGCAGAGTCAAGTCTATCACCATCAGGCTGTGCGTCACTGACTGCACCGGCACAGTGTACTTTACAGACTTATTGCTTCAAGGCGGCTCGGTTTCCACTGGATGGATCGGACATGTATGCGAAATCCAGTGGACATTGGACGGATAAATAGGAGCAGGAGGTATTAATATGGTATAATTTGTTTAATATATTTTTTTGAAAGGATGTGCTGAAGTTGGATAATAATAAAATTAAACAGTTTCCTATAACATATTCGCAGCGCCGAAAGAACTCCCTTGGCCCATTGCATGTAGAATGTCAAGTCTCTGGGAGGTATTTAAAGTTTTACAAAAACTCATCGATGTTAAAAGGTGGTGAATTCATTACTCTGGATGTAATGGCGACACCTACTGAAGATGGGAAAGCATCAAAAAAGATATGTCAAATGATTGTAACGAGAGAAGATTTAATAGAAGCTTTAAATAATATAACTCC